TTGGGGTTTTGTTTTACTTCCGCATCTTTTACCATTTTGCCTATCCCGACCCCGTAGCGAGGCTGCTGGGGGGCAAGGAATCGATTTTAAAGCCTTTTTGCTTTTCATGTAACTACCAATTTCGGCAACTCCAGAAACGTGGGGTCAGCTTGCTTGGAGGGTTGCTGTCACACCCGTGCCTAGCCCTGAAGCTACGCCTGCGGGCTGGATTGCTCTTCTTAATAGTCATCTTGGGATCGCCATAGCGGATTGTCTTGCTCTCACCACCCTTGCAAGCCCTGACTACGAACTTCTTTGGTCCTCCAGGGGTACGCCTTGGGCTGTTACATGGTAAGTCTTGTGTACTCATTGGTCATCTACCTCATCAGTGTCAAAGTCATCGGGAATCGAGTCCTGAAGCGATTGCAGTGCCTTCTGGTGGCTCTCGAAGAAGCCTGACAGCCTCTTTACTTGCTCCGTCAGCCCATTCCACTGCGCCTCAAAGACCTCGTAAGAGCAGTTGGCATTCATATCGTCTACCAATTGCCCCAATAGCCTCAGTACGCCGTGTAACTGGGCATTCTCTCGCTGAAGTAGGCCAATAAACCTATGGCTTGCCTTCAGTTGCTCCCGATCACTCTGCAAAACCGCCTTTCTTAGCCTTCATCATCCGCCAAGTGCGGGGGCTGATGGTGCTTTTGGATTTAGGACGGCTAGTGCCAGCCTTGCGTCTGGCGTTGATGTTGGCGTATAGACCTGGCTTGGCTTTGTTCATTTCGACATTGTACCACATCCCCCACCTGATAACCAACTTCGTTCTTTGGCAGGTGTGAGGATGTGTGAGCCAGCCCAGCCCAACCCAGCCCCAACCCAACCCTGCCCAGCTTTCGTTCTTTGTTCTGATTACCCGAAACACGCTACGGAAAGAACGTAGTGGTATGGGGGGAGGACGGACTAAGGAGTCCTTCCCCCTACTTTCCTTCGCGTAATATTCCTTATTATTATAAGGAGTCTGACTGCTCTATAAATGATAGTAACTTGAAAGTAGATTAGAAAGTAGTCTGATTGGCAGTATATAAGCCATTGTCAGACAGTATCTTCTTGGCCTTGTGAAGGCGTTTAAGATAGCGATAAAAGGTAGATTCTGATACTTCCAGCTTTTCGATGATATGGCGGCATAAATCACCCGCCTGCCACTCCTTTGACCCCATCTCGGTTAGGAACTTTTTATCGTCAACCGCCTTGTGTGCGCCTGGCTTCTTTAGCTTGTCTGGGTTGAGGTTAAAGTTCTGACGGAATAGCGGGTAAGACCATTGGACAACGAAGGCATCCATGGGGCTGAAGTTGCGCAGCGTCACCTCGCAGGTGAAAGTGCGCTCATCCTCTTCGTGGGGCGTGAGTACCACTAAGCTGTCTGGATTGCGCGCGAATACACCTGATCCACTAAACCTATCAATCGACTCTGACCCACTCTTGTTGCCCTTGGAGAAGTGGTGTGACAGGATGATCGACAGGTTGTGGCGTGTCGCTAGGTACTCAAACTCATTCATCAGACTTGACATATCCCCCGCGCTGTTCTCATCCCTCTCCCCCATCAGCATGTAGTTTGGATCGAGGATGATCGCTTGGTAGCCCTTGCCCTCGATCTGCTTCTCGATCATAGGACGGATTAGAGTCAAGTCGGCAGCGTGGCCTCGGAGCGTCCATGTATCAAAGTCATCGGCCTTGTCTTCCAGTCCTTTTGCCTTGACAACATCAGCCAACCGATTGCGGAAGCTCCACTCTTGAATCTCGAAATTGATAAACAACACCCGCGACATCTTGCACTGTTGCCCCCACCAAGGCACGCCAGCGTGTAGCGATAGGGCTAGGTCAATTAAGCTCCAACTCTTGAAAGCCTTGCTTCCTCCACCCAGCAACATCTTCCCCCCTCTGTGCAGCATTCCCTCAATTAACGTCTCTGGTGCTGGTAAGTCTTCCTTAATAAGTTGTGCATAAGATTTAATCGGTGGCCACTCATCCGTCTTCGGCTTGATACCAAGTGCTACGGCTGGTTCTATCATTTTCCTCCTTTGCAAAACCAAAGCAGGCTTTGCATCTTGTCGTTTCTTTTTGCCCCAGGAATCCTAACGGGTTGGCTGGGTTTGAATGTTGCAGGATCGCACCCTAACGGAATAAGAAAAGCTTTTAACTGATCCACCCACTCATTCTTTGGTGGCATCTCAAACCAACCATGCAAGCTCTTTCCGCCAGTATCCACAACGGCGTGTAGTTTCATGCTAAATAAATCGCGCATCAATTGGAACACCGCGCCCATCTCTGGCTTAGTTAACACATCTGATTCGACAACAAGGAACACCCTATGCTCAACGGTGTCATTGGATCTGCTGACCGTGTCTGGCTTGTAGGTCGCTCCAGTCGTGTACTGCCCAATTGGTTCGTCTAACTTCCGCCAATCCCAAGCTGACCTAAAGTTCTGCGGATGCCTGCCACTGTCCTTGACATCACCAATCCAGATATTGTCAGCGACATTAAACATCGAGAGAAACAACTGATAGTCCTGCGCTGGATCGCCTAGCTTTACTGGACTCTCCTCGTACATATCTGCTGGGTCCCAATTGTAGTGGGTCAGATAGCGTTGCTTGTTTGACTCAGCAATCGTCTTGATCCTATCCAACACCTCGGCGTGCGGGTCTTTCTTGATGACTAACTTGGGCGTGGCAGTACCGCCTGACATGATGTTGGCGGGCTTGTAAAGAACATCGCCACCTATAGCTCGACGTAGCTTGCGGTTGGCCTCGTCTCGGTACGGCGTGCAGGAAGTATGCCAGCAGAAGATCGTAGGTGCGCCATCTACGAACACCGTTGTATCGCGGATGCGAGTGTGGCTGGTGTGAGCAGCTTCGCCAGGACACTTGCACAGCCCGTGATTCTCAGACTGCCAATCCACTTGGCCCACGATCTCTTCAGCTTGCCGTTGTGCGGGGGTCATTTTTGATGCAGTCTTGAATGGCATTCCCTACATAAACCAATAAGCTCAAACGCAAACTCATTCTTTACATTCTTATATGTAAGATGATGGACATCATCAATCTTATCCACAAGGCACCCTTGGCATATTTTATCTCTTTCAATAATGAGTTGTCTTTTGGCCTTCCATTCATCAGATTGCAAATAATTTCTATAATCATCTTTTGCAGAAACTTTTTGTTGGGTCGTAGTGTCCGCTGTTTTGCCATATTTAATTGCTTCAAAATGATTATTTGTTGCCTCCCTGCTGCTATAAAGTAAATCCCAATCTATTTCAGGAGGGTTGCTTCCATCTTTTTTTATTTTATTTGCAGTATACTTTCCACACTTATTGCACTGCATCACATGAATAACAACGCCATTGCTCTTAGTTTGGAAGCGTCTTTCCAAAACTTTATTTTCGCAATTCTCAAAGTTATTGGTACAAATAAATTCACTCATATTAAAATTCAAACTGGCTGCTGATTCAAGAGGCGAACACACACTGAGGAACTGCCCGCCGCAGGATCTCCCTGCGGACCACAACGCCAGTTAGTTATTTGCTTTCTTTAACTTCCTCCAACTTGATCGCCTTCTTGCTGGCTTCAACAATATCCTGCGCTGTAATATTCCGCAGGGCGTTACACCAGTATTGAGTTCGAGGTGTCTTGTTGCTCGCATCCTTACACTTGGCTTGTGGCAAACCAGCGTGCGGTCGGCAAGGTGCGTGCGGGCAAGTATCTGGCTTGAACACTGAGATGTTCTTAGGGTAATAAGTCATGCGGTCGGCTGGATCGTAGCTGCCCCACAGCGAAACACACGGCGTATCCAACCCCGCAGCCATGTGGTTGACACTACTATCTGGAGCAACAACAAAGTCAGCCCCGCTAATAATCGGGAACAGCGAGCGCACAGTCTTGGTGCAGTTAAATAAGTCAATCACTCGCGGATGATCCACCTTAAAGTTGTTTGAGTTATCCAGCCCGATAATAATGGCGTGATGTTTGGGGTAGGCTTCTAGCAACGCCAGCACCGCTTCCTGCCCCATAGTTGGCGGGTAGGTACGGGTCGGACCAGAACTGCTAACGTGGTAGGCAAAGAAAGGACTAGGCAACGGCCACTTACCCATCGCCTTTAACTCTTCGTGGTCTGGCTCGATGAGATGTAGAACTGGCTTACAATACTTCGCCATCGTCTTCTCATCCCAAACCCCCATCCACTCATAGATCCTCTGGTAGCAGTTGCCACCACCAGTGCCTAGCTTGGTGTTACCAACCTGACCGCTGAACAAATCATCCGTTGGCAAGTGCGCGTCAAAAGAATCCCATGCCTCAAGCGATGCAGGCAACGGCCACAGCTTTGCACCCAGCCCAGCGTAGAGAGGTAAGTTGCGAGCAGGGGCGTAAACCTCCACCACCCCACCCGACTCCTGCACCAAGTAGTTGACGAAAGCAGTAGCAATGATCGCGTCACCGATTGCCCCAGCGCGGTAGACGGCTGTTGCACCACCAGCAGCACGGCCATGATAGTATGGTTTGATCTTATGTGGGCAAGGGATTGAATCCTCCCAAGTTGGTCCAGTTAGCTCATCAGGCAGCATATAAGTAGTGCGCGGGTAGAGCATATTGTCATCGACTTTGTGAATTGAGTTTGAGTTATTTGTCCAGAGTTTCATTTGGTTTTCTCCTCTATAATAGAAAGCAATACAAGAATTACTATGAGTATTGCAATCACTACAACAGCCACAATAAGTTTTCCTATTGCCAATCCTGCTCCGACAAAAATCCATTCCTTAATTACGTTCATTGGTGTTCCTTTCTATTGTTTCGTTCTACTGCGTCAATCCTTTTTATACACTCTGCATCTGATATGCGTGGTCAACCAATTCCCTGACGCATTTGAAATACTCTTCCTCGGCACTGCTATAACAAAATACCTCAGTCCTAAACCCACCAGCCTCCACCCACAGCTTCCATCTCCATCCCTTCTTATCCCACTCCTTCTTCACTTGCATTGCCAACTCATCCTTGCTTTTCATCTTCCTCCAATATTTCTTTTGCAATCAAAGCCACCGCATCGACCATCGCAATAATTCTAATAATATCTATTGCGTGTCC